TCCTATTATACCTTGTAGTCTTGTAGGTGCTGGTTCAAGAGTTTGTCTTTGTTGTGCCCCTACACCTGATTTTAGTGAACCAAATAGGTTGGAAAAATCAAACAACTGATTTCTAAATGCCTCTTCTTGTGCTTGTCTGTTTCTTCTTTCTGCATCGAGAACTTGTTGTTGTTGAACTTGTGATGTCGTGCCAAAACCAGCTAACCCTTTTTGTAAACCAGCCGCTAGTTCTGGTTGTAATCTTGCAAGTCCTGTTTGCATTTCAAACTGTCTAGCTGCCTCATCTCTTGCTTGAGTAAATCCTTTTGATCTTAAATCTGCCTCTAATCTTGCCATCTGAGCTGCAGTCTCTGCGTCGTACACACCTCTTTGCACACCCTCACGACCACCACCAAAAGCACCAGCGGCAATAGCTGCGTCAGATATGGCTTGTCTACCCGCTGCTCTTTCTCGCTCAAGAGCTTGTAAAGATGTATCTATAACTTGTTGTTGAAAAGGTGACATGAAAGCTTGTTGAGCTTGTGGACCAGTCATACCCGCCGCTGCGGTTAAGAATGGTTGAAAGCCCGCGATCCCCGTTCCTTGACCAACGCCTGACACTGCACCTGACGGATCAAAGGTTAGTGTGCCAAGTCCTGCTTGTGTCGCTGCCATTTGCGCAGCTGATTGTTGTAGCGGTGATAAACCTGCAACTTGTTCTTGAAATTTAGACGGATCTACTTGAATTTTAGACGGATCTAATAAACTAGTAATTCTTTGTGAAAACGCTTTAGCCGGACCCTCTACATAAGTAGGGTCTTTTATAATCTGTGTGCTTGTTACGTTTTGACTCATTATACCATCGCCTCTAGTTGATCTTGTATTTTATATAAAGCACGAGCCCCGGCTCTTGGGTCTGGTTTACCTGTCATCATCTTACCAAGTCCTGCAACTGCATCATCGTTTAGTACGAATTCGTTGACCGATAGCATCGCCGGCACATCGTCAGCTCTCTTAGCTCCACCCATAGGTATGAATGTACCTTCTCTTGCATCCACTTGTCTACCTGCTGGTAATCCTGGAACCGTGCCACCTTCTTTTCTACCCATTCTTTCATTCATTTGCATCATAAACATTTGATCAGCTATGGCGTCTTCATTCATTCCAGGCCTTGTATTCATTCTAGGTCTTCTTCTTGGTATTCTTCTCAAATTACCTTCTTCGTCAAGGTAAAACTCTCCGCTATCCAATTTCATCATTAGGTCAGCCATAGCTTCTTCGTTAGCGCCTCCACCTCTTTCAGGCATACCGCTCATGCCGCCCATATCAAAACCAACACGACCACCCATTGCATATCCCTCTTCAGTTGCAGCTGCGTTTGCTTCAATGTTATCAAAACCTGCATCGAGCATGGCCTGCACGATTGCCTCTCTTCTACCTGCACTATCTGCAGCTTGAAAGGCTGCACTTTCCATTGCTATTCTTTTTGCAGTTTCTTTTTGTATGGCTAGCTCATCAGATGCCGCTTTTGTTGTGCCTTGCACATTTGCTAATTTACCTGTTTTAATAAAATCAAAACCTGCATCGTCTAGTCTACCAACTCTACCCAGTTCTCTACCCTTTGTTAAAATCTTATCTAAACCGCCTCTGAATCCTCCGGTTTTTCTTACTCTTCCAAGTTCATCAGCTTTACCAAAGACGCTACCTGGCCTGTACTCACTCAATGCACCAAGACCAGCAGACATAGCTGCGGAAAACGGGTCAATACGATCAGAGGTTAATGCTTGTGCGCCCACGTCAACAAGTCCTCTACCTAGCGCACCAGCAACCATTGGTTTACTTAATAGACTACCAATACCACCTAATATTCCACTCTTCGCAGCAAGACCAGCTCCAAACTTACCCATTATACCAGCTGCAGCTGGACCTAAGAACATACCTGCAATGGCAGGTACAAAAGGTGCTATTTCCTTTGGTATTGCCTTTTTAATAATTTTTTTTACTTTTTTGTGAAGCATTCCTTATATTCCTATATTGTAATGATGCAAGTTGCCCATGCTTGATATAAGGCTTTTATTGAATTTACTGTTTTTTGCCATAAATTGCAACTATGATTCTGCCCCAACAGCAGGCATTTTAGCGACTTTTATATAGACACTTCTTGATATATCTTCCCTCTTTGTCTCTGTATTTGGGTCATCTACATCAGCGTCGCCTTCAGCGTCAGAGCCATATTCTTTGCCTGTTTTTAAGTTTTTTAGTACCACAGTAGTATCAACCTTTATTTGAGCTATTTTCTTATCGCCCTCGTATAAGTATGCCACTGATCCTGGTTCTTCAAATGCCATAGTTCCTCCTTACTGAAACTCTCTTTTTATTTCTAAATACGAGCAGATGACATGCAAATCATTTGCATTTTCAGCCTGCACTTTCAACTCTTCATCTTCATTCATGACCAAAGAATTGGTCAATAATTCTACCGTTGTTTTAGCAGATATATCCTTTTGTTTAAATAAACTAAATACAGTATTACCTGTATTTAACAACGTCACAGTTATTTCACATGCATTACTAGCGTCATCATTAGACACAAGTATTGATTTTACAATGGCTGTGCTCTCTGCTGGCACGGTGTATAAAACCGTGTTGTCAGTTGTTGTAAGGTCTACTTTTGAATTTTTAAAACTATTTGACATTATGAAAAAAAGAATGCCTCCTGCTCTTGTTCATCTTTTAATACTTGTTGATACGTTGTATTCAATTGCTCTACCAACCCTGTGACAGCTCTGTTAATTTGTCTTTGTGTAGTAACCTCGTAATCTTCTTTTGGTTCTGGTAATCTAACATTTATTCTTGACATTATCTAGCTCCATCCGGTCTTACGTCTAACATTAGTGTCCCGTATCTCCAAGACTCATTAAGATTTTTGTTTTCTATTTTTACGTTTACATATCTTCCTCTTGCCCTGGTGTCTTTCTTTGTAGTTGTAGAATCTATTGTAAAAGGGCTATTAGTAGATGATGTTTCTGTCTGTGACGGAAATCTTTTTACAGATAGTGTTACGTCTGAATTACCATTCAATGTTTTAAAGTCAGGAATAAATCTGCTGACGGATACAAACAAATCACCAGCACCCGCTTGTGTTTGTAAATCAAGATCATATGATTGTAGATTAGAGGTCACCTTTGTAACAGAACCATCTTCGTTAACTTGGTCTGTGCCTATTTCATGTTGAAAGTATTTTGTTTGTCCAAGACCACTTTCACCTAATATAGTAGGGAATGTGCCTGTGCCTGATGTATCAAACTTAGTTGCATATGGTCTTTCATATATCTTTGCATCCATCCACGAACTTCTTGCCTCTGTTGATAGTGCCCAAACTCCACCGGCCACACCTGTTGATTCTGCATAATTATAAGATACGCCTCTGTTATTAAAATCACTGTTTGTAGGATACCACCAAACTATTTCAGAAAATAAATTGTTTAATCCTGCTGCTATCTGTTGTCCTTTTGTCGTATCTAGATTATCAAAAACTTCATCTTCAACTGAACAAGGCAGTGTTTTTACAGTTCCGTCATACAACAGAAAACCTTTTGAGCTCATCCAATACGCAACACCATCAACCTCAACAGCTGCATTACGACCAATAAGACCACAGTTTGTGCCTACTTGTTCTAGGTTAAAATAAAAAGGTGACCCTATATATTTCATCGTATACAGAGCATTATCTGTAAACACTAAAATACTTTCTTTTGCTTTCAATGCTCCAACAATCTTTGTGCCATCTTGTAGTCTTAGTGTACCGGCTGTGTTTGTAGATGTAGGTGTGTATGTATTTATATCTTCTTGCACAGAGAAACGTATAAACATATCGTCCTGTGTGCTAGCAGTGCCTATTGTTGTTTCTGTTCCAAAGTGTAATAAGTGACGAGCAGTAGGTGATACTAAAGTTAATCTTGATGCCGTAGGATTATTGGTGGTTGCAAAACCACTTGTGCTTTTTGATGCTCTAACAGTTAATCTGTCTGTCGCTGCGGCGTTCCATGTAAAAGTCTCACCGTTTGCAATGGTCGCTATCAGCACTTCACCAAAATTATCTAGTGACCAAAGACCTGGTTCTAATGTTGT